GGGACGATTACTACGACAAGGAAACCGAGCGGAAAAACATCATCGAGATCATCATTGCTAAGCAGAGGAACGGCCCGGTCGGTACGGTCGAGCTCGTCTTCCTCAAGAACTTCAACAAGTTCGTGAGCCTCGACCGCGGGCACAGCGAGCAGCCGGCGCGCCGATCAGAACCTGACGAGCGGAGGCGATGGGCGTGACGGAACGCATGACGGTTGAAGAGTATCGGGCGTACCTGGACGGCAAGAAGCGCAGCAAGTACCGGAACGAGAAGACACGCGTCGACGGCATCACATTCGACTCACAGGCTGAGGCGAACCGGTACTGCGAACTGAAGGCCCTCCAGCAAGCCGGTGTGATCGAATGGTTCATCCTTCAGCCGCGGTTTCTGCTGCAGGAGGGCTTCCAGAAGGGCGACATTACGTTCGGCAAGATTGAATACGTCGCGGATTTCCTGATCCGCTGGTCGGACGGGACGAACACCGTCGAGGACGTCAAAGGCATGCGGACGCGGGAATACCGAATGAAGCGGCAGATGTTCGAGCGGCGTTACCCTACGCTGCAGATCGTGGAGGTGGAAGCATGAGGTCGAAGGTCCGGGCGGACATGATCAAGCGAGCGTTGAGCAAGCGGCATCGTGAAGATTTCTTTCTCACCGAGGTCAAGACCGGTCCAACCGGCTACGAGCATCATCGCATCGACGCGCTCGCCATCAAAAAATCCTGGGCGCATCCGTGCATCACGGCCTACGAGATAAAGGTCGATCGGAGTGATTTCGTGCGGGACGATAAATGGCCGGCGTACCTGCAGAATTGCCATCAATTCGCATTCGCCTGTCCGAAGGGATTGATCCAGCCCGACGAGCTGCCGGATGAAGTTGGACTGATCTATTACACTCCCGAGACGGAAGCGCTCGTGACGAAGCGAAAGCCGGCGTATCGGAATGTAAACGTCCCTTCGAATCTGCTTATGTACGTCATCATGACCAGGCTCGAGAATGACCGTCATCCGTTTTTCTCGACGCGGCGCGAGTTCATTGAGGCGTACCTGCAGGACAAGAAAGAGCGGAAAGAGCTCGGTCGGCATTTCGAAATCGAAGTGACAAAAGAAATTGGGGAATTGCGGCGTGAACTTGAGAGGATGCAGGGCAAGAAGGAGAGTCTGCAACTTCTCAACGAGGTCAGTGCAATTTTAAGAGATTACGGGATATGGCTCAGTACATGGAGTCAGGACTGGAAAGACGAACTGCGAAAAGCGCTCGGTAATGGGCGTGATCCGCGAATTGAACGAAAGGTGAATTACCTCTTGAAACAGGCCGACGAGCTCAAAGAAATGCTGGAAGAAAGGGATGCGGAACAATGTACGACCGCGTGAACACAGCAGCAATTTTGTTCGGTGGTATCGGCGGTTTCTCCGCCGGACTGAAAAATTCGCTGGTCGAAGCCAACGGCAGGGTCTATCGTTGGCGCATCCTGTGCTCGATCGATTTCGATCCGGTCGCCTGCCGGAACCATGACATCATCACCGGTGAGCAGACGGCCGTGCAAATGGATCTGTTCAGCCGCGACCAGTACAGGAAATGGTTCGGCCACGAGCCGCCGGCGGAGTGGCAGGAGGTCACGCCGTGGGACGTGTGGCAGGCATTCGGCGAGCAGGTTCCTGACTACATCTTTCTTTCGCCCCCGTGCAAAGGCTTCAGCGGCCTGCTGCCGGAGCGATCGGCGCGATCGGAGAAGTACCAGGCGCTGAACCTGCTCACGATCCGTGGTCTGGAGCTATGCCTTGAAGCATGCCGGCTCTATGGTGATGGGGAGCTTCCAGCGTTCATCCAATTCGAGAACGTGCCGCGGATCACTACCCGCGGTGCTGACATCCTCGCCCGGATCAAGCGGCTACTCGAACGGTACGGATATGCGGTAGACATGCGTTCTGACCATAACCTCGGCGAGATCGGCGGGCTCGGGCAGAACCGGATGCGGTTTCTGCTGCTGGCCCGGAACCTGAAGCGCGTGCCGAACTGGTGCTATCTGCCGCCGAAGAAGAAACTTCGCACCATCGGTGATGTGATCGGGCCGCTACCCATGCCAGATGACCCCGCGGGCGGCCCGATGCATCGGTTGCCGCGGTTGCAATGGAAGACATGGGTTCGTCTGGCGTTGATCCCGGCCGGTGGCGACTGGCGGGACCTCAACAATCTCGATTGGCAGAAGTACCGAATCGTGCATGAGGCGCGTGGCGGTGCATACGCGGTCAAAAAGTGGGACGAGCCGTCTCGGACCGTCACGGGAACGACGTGCCCGGGGCGGAGCAACGGCGTCGCGGTGGTATCAGATCCGCGCGTCGGGCTCGACGGCAACGGCCACGCGGCAATCTATCGGGTGGTCTGGTACGATGAGCCAGCGCCGTGCGTGACTGGCGCGCATCGTCCGAACAACGGGGCGATAGTGGTCGCTGACCCGCGCGTGAAGACCGATCTCATGCCGGACTGCTACGGCGTCCAACAGTGGGACGACCAGGCAAAGACGATCCGGGGAAATTCTCGTATCATGCAGTCTGCTTCCAGCATCGCCGACCCGCGCATTGGCTGCTCGCCCCGGTCTGGCACGATGGGTGTTCTGCGCTGGGACGAGCCAGCGAAGACCGTGATCGGCGCCGGGGACATCCACGCCGGCGCGGCGGCCGTCGCCGACCCGCGAATCCCGGAGGACAACGAGTCAGGAACATGGGTGATCATTGCGGAGGACGGCACCTGGCACCGTCCGCTGACGACCTACGAGTTGGCGATGCTGCAGGGATTCCCGACACATCTTCCCGACGGCCGGCCGTTCCAGCTCGAAGGATGCAGCGATGCGAAGGCGCGGGAATACATCGGCAACGCCGTCCCGCCCGCGGCCGCCGAGGCGATGGGAAATGTCATCTTGATCGCCATTGCCCAGGCAGATGCCGGTATCACCTTCGAGATGTCGTGGAACGACGTGTGGGTGCTGCCGGAGACAGAGGAGCAGGAGCGAACGGTGGTGCATTGAGATGACGGCAAAACAACAACTCTACCAAATCGCCGTAGATGACAGCCAGCCGCTTGAAGAACGATACGCAGCCGCCCGGGAGCTGCAGCGCCGCACGCTCAACTCGCGCAAGATATACGATCTGATCCGTCTGTGGCCGTATCACACGCCGTCAGAGATTGCAGACATGCTGGACGTGACCGTGCCGACGGTGGTCGGAGTGGCGAGTCATTACGGACTTTGGCAGAGGAGGCTGTCGGGATGAGCGAAAGATACATCGAGTTTCTGAAGTCGAAAATCGTCGTCGCAAAAGAATCCGGATTTGAAGTCTATCCGGACATGATCAATCCGCGCCTGAAACCGCACCAGCGAGACGCGGTAATGTGGGCAGTCCGCGGCGGGCGCCGGGCGTTGTTCGAAGCGTTTGGGCTCGGAAAAACGGTCCAGCAGCTCGAATGGTGCCGCATCGTTTCGGAGCATATTGGCGGAAAGGCGCTAATCGTCCTGCCGCTGGGCGTCATGCAAGAGTTCAAACGGGACGCCGTTGAATTGCTCGGCATGGACGAGCCTGAATACGTTCGGACGATGGCTGAGGTACAGAATGCTAACGGTCAGATCCTGCTCACGAACTATGAACGGGTGCGTGACGGGGACATCGACCCGACATACTTCACGGCCACGTCGCTCGACGAGGCGTCCGTGCTGCGGAGTTTCGGCAGTAAGACGTACCAGACGTTCCTGGATAAGTTCCGCGGGGTGCCGTACAAGCTTGTCTGCACGGCGACGCCAAGTCCGAACCGGTACAAGGAACTGATCCATTACGCCGGATACCTCGAGATCATGGACACCGGGCAGGCCCTCACTCGGTTCTTCCAGCGGGATAGTACGAAGGCGAATAACTTGACCATCTACCCGCACAAGGAAGACGAGTTCTGGCTATGGGTGTCGACCTGGGCGCTGTTCATTACGAAACCGAGCGATCTCGGATATTCCGATGAGGGCTATGATCTTCCACCGCTCGAAGTTCGGTATCACAAGCTTCCGGTCAATCACGAGGAGGCTGGAGCAGAGCGCGATGGCCAACTGCTCATCATCCGGGACGCCGCTGTCGGCCTGACGGAAGCAGCGCGTGAGAAGCGCGAATCGATCGCCGCGCGCGTCGCAAAGGCGGCTGAGATCGTCGCGGAGAGCCCGGACGACCATTTCATCATCTGGCATGACCTCGAGGCGGAGCGCCACGCGATCAAGGAGGAAATTCCGGATGTGGTGGACATTTACGGCAGCCTCGATCTGGAGATACGGGAGCAGCGCGTCTCGGACTTTTCGAATGGCCTGATCAAGTATTTCGCGACGAAGAAGGAACTGTCGGGCAGCGGTTGCAACTTCCAGCGGCATTGCCACCGGGCTATCTTCGTCGGGATCGACTACGAGTTCAACGATTTCATCCAGGCCATCCACCGGATATACCGTTTTTTGCAGACGAAGAAGGTCATCATCGACATCATCTATACGGAGAGTGAGGAGCAAATCCTGCAAACGCTCCTCAAGAAGTGGGAGCAACATAATCACATGGTCCAGAAGATGACGGAGATCATCCGGAAATACGGCTTGTCCGGAGGAACTTCGGTCATCAACAAACTGGCCAGAACGATTGGGGTGGAACGTGTGAAGATCGAGACGGAGTGGTATACGGCCGTAAATAACGACTGCGTTCTGGAAACGGAGCAAATGCCGGACAACAGCATCGACCTGATTCATACGTCGATTCCGTTCAGCAATCACTACGAATACACGCCGTCATACAACGACTTCGGCCACAACGAAGACACGGCGCGATTTTTCGAGCAAATGGACTTTCTGACGCCGCAGCTCCTCCGGATCCTGAAGCCCGGCCGGATCGCAGCGATCCACGTCAAGGACCGTGTCCTCTATGGAAATGCGACCGGGACCGGAATGCCGACGATCGAGCCATTCCACGCGCTGTGCATCGATCATTACATGCGGCACGGGTTCCAGTATTGCGGCATGATCACGGTCGTGACGGACGTCGTCCGCGAGAACAACCAGACATATCGGCTTGGCTGGACGGAACAGTGCAAGGACGGTACGAAGATGGGCGTCGGGTGTCCGGAGTACATCCTAATTTTCCGGAAGCTTCCGACAGACACGAGCCGCGCATACGCGGATGTTCCGGTGGTCAAGACGAAGGAGCAATACACGCGGGCGCAATGGCAAATCGACGCGCATGCGTTCTGGCGGTCTAGCGGCGACCGGCTGCTGACGAAGGATGAGCTTGCGAGCTACCCGATCGACCAGCTGCAGGCGGTGTATCGCAAGTTTTCGCGCGGTACGGTCTACGACTACCGCGAGCATGTGGAGTTGGCGAAGAAGCTCGACCGCGACGGCCGTCTGCCGGCGACGTTCATGGTCGTGGCGCCGGGCAGCTGGGATGACAGCGTATGGGATGACATCGTGCGGATGCGGACGCTGAATACGTCGCAGAGCCAAAAGCGCCTGCAAATGCACGTCTGCCCGCTTCAGCTCGACATCGTCGAGCGGATCATCAATCGGTATTCCAATCCCGGTGAAGTCGTTCTGGATCCTTTCGGCGGGCTCATGACGGTTCCTTACGTCGCCGTGAAGATGGGGCGGAAGGGGTACGGGATCGAGCTCAATACGGACTACTTCCGGGACGGACTCGGATATCTAAAAGCCGCGGCGGAAGAAATCACGATGCCGACGCTGTTTGATCTCGAGGATTTGCGGGTCCAGGAATCGGCCGCTGGAGCATAAATGTGAAGCCTCACCGAATGATCCGCCACAGTGCCCGCGTGAGCAGTGAAACCGGGGTCGCTATATCGACCCCGGATTACCTAAAGAAAGGAGCGTCCCAATGAGTGAGCTTTTGCACACCATCATCAACGTCGACGGCGAGCAGGTACTGATGATTCGCGGTCTGCATATCGATATGAGCCGCGTCACCGGATTCGAGTATCGAAGCCAGCCCTGCCGGGTAGTCAGCACAAGTTGGTGTGGTGGCAAGTGGGAGATCAATTTGACGACGGAGGAGAAAAAATACGCCAATGACTGAATACCTGAACAAGCAAGCGTTGCTGGAGTGGTTGGACGAACAGATCGTTGCCCTTCGCGGTTTGGCAATCGGTTTCCGAAATCAAGGGGACGCATTGGGTGAGCGCAATTGCCGTCATGACGCAGACGGATTGGCTGTGATTAAGTCAAAAATCCAATCCGGCGCATTTGATGTCGAAAACAGCGAACTCCAGCGTCTGAAAAAAGAGCGAGACGAAGCCCGACAGAAAGCAGAAGACGCATGGAAAGAGATCGAAGAGCTGGAAGATCGACTGCTGCGAGTATCCGATCGCTGGATCAGCGTCAAAGAACCGCCGAAAAACGGACAACGTGTATTGATATGGTATCGAAAAGGCAAAGCACAAGACGTAGCAGAATCGAGGTTCGCAAACGGAGGATACATTGGGTTTTGGGATAGCGAAGTCACCCACTGGATGCCGATGCCGGAGCCGCCGAGGGGGGGTGACTCATGATCCTCAAACAGCTGAAAGCAGGTGACAAATACCGTCCGGTCGTGACCGTTCTCAAACTCAAACGAGGCATCCCGACCGTGATCCGGGTCAGCGGACGCGAATACATTTTGCGGTCGCCAGACCAATTCAACATGCAGCCGAAGCCGCAAAAGAAATAAAAAAATTCCCCTGCATATGGGCCATGCAGGGGAAAACCGAAAACACGTTCTCATACCCAATATATCACAATGTGAGGTGTAGGGGTATGGGGGCAAAACAGATCAGTTTTGGCATATACGAGATTGATGAGGAAGCGACGAAGGAGGCGGTCGAAAAGTACCTGCTGCAAGCGCGGGAGTACATGGTGACCGAATACATCCCATTGGAGCCGAAAGTCACGCCGCTGTACGAGCCGCGCTATCATGGACAGACGAATGCGGTCGGCTCGCAGACGGAGATCATCGCTGTCGCAATTGTGGACGAGATCGAGCGCCGCCGCCGGCACGTCGAACGCGTCGAGAAGGCTGTCAGCCGGCTGGGGGCGCGGCAACAGAAACTGATCCGCATGCGATACCTGGACGACGACAATGTAATGGATTCAGACGTTGCCGAAGCGCTCGGGTACAGCACCCGGCATTACCGGCGGCTCAAGTCGATCGCCATCTACAGGTTGGCGGCAGCCCTGGGACTGGTGGTGCTGAAAGAAGACTGAAAATCATGTCCGCTCTATGTCCGCATTTTGTCCGCATTTTGTCCGACTTTTTCGGAAATTCCGTGCTACTATGATATCAGCGAAGCATTTGCCCGCCGCGCCGCTGAACTGTCTGTCCTAGGCGGCCGGTGACGCGGCATCCCGGGACGGCGGGCGAATCCCGCCTGTCGCTCCGAAATCAATCAGCCGTTGCGGCATCGGTTGTAGAGTCCATGGGGCTGCGGGCGAGATGGGCTTCCAGGGCCAATTGATCGGGACTGAACCCGTGCAAGACGCGGCAGTAGGTCCCCACCGGCCCGATACGAGGGATCGGGGTTAGCCCGGTCGCCGTCCAGATGGACGGTAAACTGAATAGGGATGCGGTGGTGGAATAGGTAGACACTTGCGGGTGGCGCTCCTACTGCCAAGATCGCAACTGAGCGGTATGATCACCCGAACTGGTAGAGCGCATGCAGGGTGCAAATCCCTGCCCGCATCCCAACACCAAAATTGCATTCATGGTCGTCGATCATCGGCGACCTTTTCTTTTTGCCTGCTCATCCCCAAATTGCCGCAGGACCGAAGCCTGCTCGCGGGGCAAAGCGAGACAGGTGCGGCGCCCTCCTTTCGACCGCGACCGGAGCGGTGAATGGGCAGGACCCGGGCGCCGGCCGGCCGCGCAAACCATTCGGAAGTGCCGGCCTCAAATATTCAGGGGAGGGGTCACAGTGAAAGACAAGTCGTTGAAATTGCCGAAGAACTTTGCCGGATGGATTAGCGTGAAACATCGTATCATCTGGAGCGTGCATCCGCATCGGCGGGACAAGCGGGCAGGGGTAATCAGGAAATGAAAAAGTGGCTAAATCGATTCGTGAGACGGTTGTCGCTCGCCGGACCGGATCCGCGCAACCGGAAAGAGTGGCGGGAGAGGAAAAGAATTAATTACAGCTGATCTACAAAAAAAGGAAATTTCCTCCTTGTGTCGAAATTGTGATGCGGGGAGGTGCACTATGGAACTAAGATTAATCGAAAGGAAGATTTCTTCAGTTGGCTATGGAAATCATCACGGTAAGACTATCAACATGATTTATGAATGTCCTTGTGGGAAAGGCACAGTGACATATGAAATTGATGATATCCCAGGATTCAAAAATTGGGATATTTACTGCGAGTGCAAAGACTGCAACGAAAAATATGCCTTTAAAAGAGGCGGGATTGCTGAGATGAAATGAGCGAGATATTGAAATTTTGTAGCACCTGCGGGTGCTTTTTCTTTTGCCATTTTTCAAGCGAGGTGGTGATATGCGGGAAGTCCAGCCGATCCGCGATCCCGAGTTGATCGTGGAAATCCAGAATTATTTGAAGGTTCGAAATTTCCGCAATTACCTGCTCTTCACAATGGGGATCCACTGCGGGCTGCGCGTGTCGGACCTGTTGAGCCTCAAGGTAGGCGATGTCCGGGACCAGTTGCATATCAACTATGTCGCAAAGAAGACCAGGAACCGCCGGAAGCGCCGGAAGGAGAGACGGTTTATCATTCATCCGTCGTACCGTGATGACCTGATGATCTACATTCAGGACATGGACGACGATGAATATTTATTCGCATCGCGGCAAAAAAAATCAACCGGCGAAAAAGGGCTGCCGATCAGCCGGCAGATGGCCTGGCGAATGATTTCGGATGTCGCGCAGCGGTTCGGGCTCGAAGATATCGGTACACACTCGCTCCGGAAGACGTGGGGTTATCACATGATCATGAACGCCCCGCGTGAGCAGTGGGGCTATGTCATGGCGTTACTCATGGAAGCGTTCGGACACGAGTCGCAGGAGGTCACTTTGCGGTATTTGGGGCTCACTCAGGACATGCTCGACCGCATGATTCTGAGGTTGAGTTTTACAAAAACCGGGTGACTGTCAAACTCAAAATTCACAGCCGCAGAAGCCTTGAAAATTGCGGAATCAGCGAATTTACGAGTTTGACAGAATTATGTTTAAGTAAATCTTAAATGCAATTATCTGGAAAATCTGCCGAGGGAAAATCCTCGGTTTTTTCGTTGTTTCGTTCGGAATGCTTCCAGCATGAAAACGTTTCAACGTGAAAACAACTCAACCTGTCGGAGGTGGGGTGGATGTAGTGGCGCCGAAACGAAGTCCGCTTGAACGGAAAGCCTTCAAAATGTGGGCCGCAGCCGGCCGCCCGCGGCAGTTGAAATGGATCGCGGACGAGCTCGGTGTTTCGCCGGAAATGATCCGCAAGTGGAAGCATTATTACAAGTGGGACGATCGCGAAGATCCGCGGCCCGGGGCGCCGCGCGGCAATAAGAACGCCGTCGGCAACAAGGGTGGCGCGCCGAAGGGGAACAGGAACGCGTTCAAGCACGGGCTCTACGCGAAATATCTGCCCGAAGAGGTCCTGGAGATCGCCAAAGAGATCGAGGACAGCGACCCGCTCGACATGCTCTGGAACAACATCATCATCCTGCAAGCCAAACTGCTGCACGGGCAGAAAATCATACATGTCCGGGATCAGAACGATCTTACGCGAGTGCTGAAGCGTGAAAAACTTGGTGTTATGGTCGAGGAGCGCGAATATGAATTGCAATTTGCCTGGGACAAGTTCGCGGCTGCCTCCAAAGCCGAGGTTACGATCATGCGCGAGTTCCGCGCCGCAGTCAAGCAATTCCTTGATGTCGCCCCCGAAAACGACGAGCGCCGGGCGAAGCTGGAGCTTATGCAGGCGCAGGTTGCCAAACTCCGGGCCGAGACGAAAGAACTGGAGGGAGACAGCGAGGGCAATGTGACCATCGTCGACGACATCCCGTATGTGCCGCCGGCAGGTGATGCAGATGGTTAATCTGACGAATTTGATCGCGGCATCGTTCTATGCTCTGTACCACCTGATCAAGTCTGGAACATACACGCATTGGTGGCTAAAAGGCGGACGGGGCAGCACAAAGTCATCATTCATATCACTGGTCATCATCCTCGGCATCATGCGCAATCCCGGGACGCATGCGGTCGTATTGCGTAAAGTCGCAGCGAACCTGAAAGACAGCGTATATGAGCAACTGCTGTGGGCGATCGACGTGCTCGGCGTCAACCACAAGTGGAAGGAGAAGCTCAGTCCGCTCGAGCTTGTTTACTTGCCGACCGGCCAGCGCATCATTTTCCGCGGCGCCGACAAACCGAAGAAAATCAAGTCGATCAAAGTCAAGAAGGGTTACATCCGCTGGATCTGGTTCGAGGAAGTCGACGAGTTCAACGGTCCGGAGGAAATTCGGGTCATCAATCAGTCGCTGATGCGTGGCGGCCAGAAATTCGACGTGTTCTATTCGTTTAACCCGCCGCGATCTGTGGCGAGTTGGGTGAACACCGTCGTTCTGGAAAAGCGGCCGGACACCTACGTGCATCACAGCACTTATTTGGACGTGCCGCGCGAATGGCTCGGGGAACAGTTCCTGATCGAGGCCGAACACCTGAGGGCTGTCAATGAAGCCGCGTATGAACACGAGTATCTCGGCAAAGCGAATGGCACAGGCGGCGAGGTATTCACGAATGTCAAGGCGCGCATCATCACGGACGAGGAAATCGCCAGGTTCGACCGGATATACCGCGGCGTCGACTTCGGTTATGCCGCCGACCCGCTGCACTATACGGAATGCTATTACGACAAGACGCGCAGGCGTCTTTTTATTTTCTTCGAAATTCACAAGGTCGGCTTGAAAAACCGGCTTGCCGTGGAGCAAATCAAGCGACAAAACACCAGTAACCGGCAAGTTGTCGCCGATTCCGCCGAACCGCGCACGATTGCCGAATTTCATGACCTAGGTCTGAATATCGTTGGGGCCAAAAAGGGTCCTGACAGCGTGGAACACGGCATTAAGTTCCTTCAGGACTTGGAGGAAATCATCATTGATCCGGTGCGCTGCCCGAACACCGTCCGCGAATTCACGCAGTACGAGCTGGAAAAGGACGCGAACGGGAACTGGAAAGCTGGCTACCCGGACAGGAACAACCACAGCATCGACGCGGTGCGGTACGCGCTTGAGAGCGAGATCAACATGAGACGCGTCAAAGCAGCGCCGTCCGTCGCACGATAGGAGGTGATCAATTTGCTGCCAGACTTCACGTACGAAATCGAACAGATCCAGGCCGGCGGCATCACGTCAGACCTCGTCAAGCGCATCCTGAAGAAGTTTGAGCCGCGCCAGACGGAAATGATGGGGCTGTATTTGCGGTACCTTTGTGACCGCCACGGCGTGCCAATTTTCCGGCGCCGCTTGGATGACAGTCGAAAGGTCAACAACATGCTCGCCAACGATTATCTGGGCGAAATCGTCGACATGAAGACCGGCTATTTTGCCGGAAATCCGATCTCGTACAACTACAGCAAGGACGTGGAGGGGTACGAGGCGGCGCAGAACCTGATCACGAGATTTTCCGCCGAGAACAATTTGCCGGATCTCGACGTCGAAACGACGAAAATGGCTGCGATCTGCGGTTACGGCGCCCGATTGCTCTACATCGACAAGCAAGCACGCGAGCGGGTGAAAAATCTGCCGGCCTACGGTACGGTGATCCTCACCTCCAGCGGCGACATCACCGAGCCGGAATATGCGCTGTATGTGTACGTCGTGCTGAACGAAAATAACAGCCCGATCCGGAAGGTTGAGTTTTACGACGAGGCGAAAACGCACTATTTTATCGAAACCCGCTCGAACAGCGGAAGCTTTCGGGTCGAGAAGGAGCCGGAGCCGCATCCATTCGGTATATGCCCGGTGGTGGGCTATCCGAACAATGCCGAGCTGCAGGGTGATGCCGAAAAGGTGCTCAGTCTGATTGACGCAGTTGACCGCACCATGTCAGATGTCAACAGCGAGATCGAGGCTTTCCGCCTTGCATATATGGCGTTTATCGGCGGCCAGATCGACGAGGAGACGCTGAATGAAGCACGCAAGACTGGAGCGTTCAACAT